GCTGTGGCCTTCCACCGTCATGGAACTACTCCAGAGGGCAGTTCTGCGAGGCTCTGCAGATAGCCAAGGACAAGGGCGAGTGCCGTTGGGAAGACATCAGCAAGGACATCAGCGAGCTTCACCAGTACAAGATATGCGGAGCAACCGGTTTCAACACCTACTCCACAGAGAAAAGAGCTAAGTTCTGGAACACTTCAATGGCGGAGTACCTGCGGTGGCTATGGAACAACCCACAGGCAGGGCAGTCACCCTACAAGATGTTTGAGGGAATCCTTTACCCCAACGGCAAGGACTCTCAAGGGAATCTGATATACAAGTACAACAACAAACGGACAATACAGGAATGATGAGAGTTCACAAGAAAGAGGCAAGGCTCGTGATAGTCGGGCAACTGTTCAAGAAGGGGTGGTCGTACCGCCAGATACGCGAGGAAGTCATGCGTCGTCTTGACCTAACAGCATATTCCATTGGGACGGTGCATAATGACGTCAAGACGCTTCTCAACGAATGGAGGCAGTCACGCATGGAGAGCATGGACGACGCTCTGCAGCTGGAGCTGGAGAGGATAGACAGCACCGTCAGGGAACTATGGGAACAATGGGAGAAGTCAAAGGAAGACTACACCAAGACCGTTTCCACCCAGAAAGGAATCCCGTCAGCCAATGGAGACGGGGAGGGCGGCAATGCCAACGGCGGTATCATTACCGTTTCGGCACAGATAAAGACAGCCAATGTCGTCGGCCTTGGCGACCCTAGATACATTGCGGAGATACGCGCTCAACTGGCAGAGCGGAGGAAACTGCTCGGCCTGTACGCTCCAGAGAAGAAAGACATTCAGGGGTCTCTGTCATTCGCTCAGCTGCTCATGGATAGCGGAATTGTGGATGAAGAAGAGAATGCCATGAATTAATGGTTCTCGGCTTCGGAGACGTGCGATTAGCCGCCTGCCCAAGCATATCCCCAACTTGAAGAAGAAAACAGCTCTCGGACAATGAAAACGGCAAAAGACATCGAACTGCACAGGCGTGGAGTTAGCCTGATGAACCAATGGCGTGCGGACTGGAACAAGTTCGTGCGTGACGTGTTCGGGGTGACGCTCGACAAGGAACAGCAGGAGATACTCTCTGCCGTGCAGAACAGTCCAAGAGTGTCGGTAGTGTCGGGAACGGCAAGGGGCAAGGACTTCGTTGCCGCCTGTGCCGCTCTCTGCTTTCTGTACCTGACACCGAGATGGAACAGGCGTGGGGAGCTGGTCGGCAATACCAAGGTGGCGTTGACAGCACCGACAGACCGTCAGGTGAAGAATATCATGATGCCTGAAATAGCACGTCTGTACAACAAGGCGAGGAACAAGGGGATAAACCTTCCGGGCAGGCTGAACGCCTATGACATAAGGACACCGAGCGAGGAGTGGTTCCTCACCGGTTTTAAGGCTGACGAGCATAACCATGAGGCGTGGTCGGGATTCCATGCGGTCAACACCATGTTCGTCGTCACCGAAGCGTCAGGCATCAGCGACGACACGTTTGCCGCCATAGAGGGAAACCTGCAGGGCAACAGCCGTATCCTGATTGTATTCAACGCTAACTCCCCAGTCGGGTATGCGGCGAGAAGCCAGAAGTCGGACAGCTGGAAGCGGTTCCGCCTGAACAGTCTCACCGCTCCGAACGTCGTCAATCACCGCAACATCATAGCTGGGCAGGTGGACTACCCTTGGGTGGTTGACAAGCTTAACCAGTGGTGCGACCGCATCGATGCCGAAGACGCTAGGGCGGAGTTCGACGACTTCGAGTTCGAAGGGCAGTGGTACAGACCCGATGACCTGTGCAGGCGCAAGGTTCTGGGGAAGTTCCCCAAGGTGGCGGACGATGTGCTCATACCGTTGCAGTGGCTGGAAGAAGCGCATGAACGTTGGAACGCCACCAACGGCAAGGACACCAACACGAAGACAAGGCGAGTCTTGGGCGTCGATGTGGCTGGAATGGGACGTGATAGCACCTGCTATGTGACTAGGCACGGCTCATGGGTCAGCCAGTTCCTCGTGCGCCACAGCGGTGGGTCGGCAGAGCACATGGCGGTAGCTGGGCACATAGCGTCGGAACGGAGGAAGCACCCAGAGATGTATGTCTCGATAGACACCATAGGGGAGGGGGCAGGCGTGTATGCGAGATGCAAGGAGCTGACGGAGGAACGCTACATCATCAGCTGTAAGTACAGCGAAGCCGCTAAGGTGAGGAAAACCGACCTGCACGACCTTTCGGGAGAATACTCATTCCTCAACATGAGGGCGTACCTGTTCTGGGCGGTCAGGGACTGGCTCAACCCCAAGAACGAGACCGGTGCCATGCTTCCGCCTGACAGCATGTTCGACGAAGAAGCGACCGAGATACGCTGGGCGTTCCGTTCGGACGGCCGGATATACATTGAGCCTAAGGAAGACATCAAGCGCAGGCTGGGACGCTCGCCAGACCGCTTCGACGCTTTCGCCAACACCTTCTACCCGATAACGGCACAGCGGCAGCCGGTTGATTTGGCAAGACTAAGACAACAACTATACTAACACGATAAGCAAATGCCAATACAGGAACTATTAAACTCGGGAATGTCTGCGGAACAGATAATTTCCGAATTGAAGAACAAGTCGGTCACAGTGCCGGCATGGAGAGGAAAGGGACTGCAATCGGAGTACTACCCGAGCAAGCACCCAGTGATGAACAAGGCCATCTATCCGGACACGACGGACGAAGACGGACGGCCTGAACCGGTCACGCGCATCACCTACAACCTCCAGCAACTGGCGGTCAAGCGCATGTCGGAGCTCGTCAACGGGATACCCGTCAAGCGCATGTACTCCCCAGAGAACGACCGACAGGCGGAGGTAGCGACCATCATTGAGAAAATCTATGACCGCAACCGCATCGACAGCGTCAACAACGAACGTTGCAACATGCTGTTCGCCTCATGCGAGGTCATGACGCTATGGTATGCCGTTGAGCAGGCGCACTCGCTTTACGGCTTCGACAGCCGGCTGAAGCTTCGTTGCCGAAATTTCTCTCCGATGATGGGTGACGACCTGTACCCGTTGTTCGACGAATACGGAGACATGGTTGCCATGTCGGTGGGCTACACCCGTAACGTCATGCGAAAGACGGTCAACTTCTTTGACGCATACTTCCAAGACCGCCACATCAAGTGGAGCAACGCCAACGGGAGCTGGGAAGCGGTCGAGGACGAAATCATCACGCTAGGCAAGATACCCTGCATTTATGCTTACCGTCCCACACCGATATGGGAGGACACGTCAAGAATTGTCTATGAAATGGAGTGGGCTATGTCACGCAACGGCAACTATCTGCGCAAAAACAGCAAGCCGATTTTTTGTGTCTTCGCTGACGAGCAGATTCTTTACGGCAACGAGGCGTCGGAGAACAGAGAGTTCAGAGCCATTAACCAGTACCCTGCCGGTGGGTCTGCCCAGTACGTCACATGGCAACAGGCGGTCGAGAGCTTGAAATTCTACATCACCGACCTGCGCACTTCGTTCTTCACCCAGTTGCAGCTTCCCGACTGGTCTTACGAGAAGATGTCACAGCAGGCACTGTCGGGCGAGAGCCGCAAGCAGCTGTTCATCGATGCCCAGATGAAAGTAAAGGACGAATCAGGACGTCTCTTGGAGTTCTACGACAGGGAGCTGAACGTGGTCAAGGCGTTCCTCAAAATCATGCTTGGAGAATCATGGGCAGCGGACATCGACACATTGCCTGTGGAGACGGTAATCACGCCGTTCACTATCAATGACGAGAAAGACACGCTGGAGAACCTTGCTTTAGCCAACGGCAACAAGCCAATGATTTCACAGAGAGAGAGCATCGAGAGGCTTGGTTGGTCGAATGATGTCGACAAGACAATGGAATCCATTCTAGAGGAGAGTAAGGCCGATGTCTTCGGGCTTGCTGAATGAACGATTTTTTTTGCCAGATTATTTCAAGCGAGAGGCGTCTTCGTTCCCCAAGTGGAGCATTTAACAGCTGGAGGGTAGAAAGGCGCACTCGCACGCTTAAAAACAACAAAACTGGACTGATTCATGATAGACAAGTACGACCGGAAACTGCTGTTGACCATTGCCCAATACGAGAAGCATGTCGATGAGATGTACAGAGAGCTGACCAACCAGTTGCAGAGCCTGAACATACCCAACGGACTGCGGCTGGAGACGGGGAAGATAGTTGACCTTGACGACATTCCAGGCGCAAAGGCAATCATGGAACGGCTGCTTAAAGAGTTCCGCAAGCAGTTGCAGACCATCATCGTCAACGGCATCGACACAGCATGGTCGCTGTCGAACGACAAGAACGACGCAACGGCAAGGAAGGTGCTGGGCAATCTTGTCAATCGCATGTCAGAATCAGAATTGAAGCATTATTTCGACAACTGCGCTGACGCTCATGAAGCGTTCCTCCAGCGCAAGACAAACGGCATGGGACTGTCCGACAAGGTATGGAAGATAGGGGAGCAGACCCGAACGGAGATTGCCTTGGGTGTCGATGCCGGCATACGTGAGGGCAAGGACGCAGCTGCAATCAGCCGTGATGTGCGTAAATACTTGAAGTACCCAGACAAGCTGTTCCGCAAGGTCAGGGACATTCATGGAAACTTGGTGCTGTCGAAAAATGCGAAGGCGTTCCACCCAGGGCGTGGAGTTTACCGGAGCAGCTATAAGAACGCCAGACGCCTGACCGCAACGGAAACGAACATGGCATACCACACGGCTGATTATGAACGTTGGCAGGCTCTGGACTTTGTCGTTGGCATTGAAATACACCTGTCGAACAACCATACCTACAAGGACGAGAACGGGAAGGTGCACAAATTGGTTGACATCTGCGACAAGTTGCAGGGCAAATATCCGAAGGACTTCAAGTTCACCGGCTGGCATCCACACTGCCGTTGCTTCGTCACTTCAATACTGAAAACCGACGAGGAACTGAGAGCAGACAGGCGGAAACGCCTGAAAGGTGAACCGGTGTCGGGTGATAGCGTGAACAAGGTTGAGGACGTTCCAGAAGAATTCAACCAGTGGATAGAGACTAACAGAGAACGTGCCAAAGGTTGGGAATGTATGCCTAAATTCGTCAAGGACAATAAAGAACGTATTTCTGATTTTAAAGTTGATACGTATAGTCAGGAAGAAAAGACATTCACACGAGCAAAGAAAACGAAATATTCTATGGCTGAAATCCTCACCGAATATTTTCGCAAGCTATATCCCAATATGCCTAATACAGAAAAAGCCGCTATCTTCCATTATACTCGTGGTGATATATCAGCATACAGACAGCTGAATAAACAACTAAGGGACGATAACTTGAATGATTTTAATAAGGCATTTTCCAAATTGCTGTCTAAAGCATTGTCTAAAATTCCACCCACAGAAATCAGAGTGTACCGAAGCATCAGGGTAAATAGAAAAAAGTTAATATGCATGCTGAATTTAGCAGATAAACAAGGAACCGAGATTTTCAAAGGGTTTATTTCTACAAGTAGCGATTTGAATGTTGTGAGAGAATTCAGAAACAAACATCAGAGATATAAGAAGAATAACGAAACTGATGTCTTGTTTGTTATTAATGGGAAGAGTGCAAGACATATAGAACCTTTGTCGCAATTCAACGGTCGTTATGAAGGACTTTCCAACCAGCGGGAATACCTTTTCGATAAGGGTGTTTCATTCAGGTTTGATGATGCTAGACAAAAAAATGGAGAAATTATTTTTTATCTCACTGAAATTTAATCTTCGCCGAAATCTGACCCAAAAACATCATCTGAAATACGCTCATAGAAACCATCGGAATAGATTTTTTCCAAACGTTTCTTTTCTTCTTCAGGAAGAGCTTCATATTCCTTTTCTCGTTGTTCGTCACATTCTTTTATATAATTCCACAATTCGTCAAATTCTTCATCTGTCAAATTTGTCAATTCTTCCTTTGTCATGTCTGATGAAATCTTAACCATATTTGTTTCATATTTAGTTTAGTTATTTGCAAAAATATAAATTCCATTTGAAAAATAACGCACAAAGAAAGAAAAAAGTTCGGGCGGTGTTTCATCACTCCCGAACCATTGTCTTTACTTTAAGCTGTTCTGTTCCTTTGAGAACAGCGGCTCCACTGTTATAGTGCATTTGCTGTTGCTGTAGGCGTTTCCTCTTGCCACTTTTCTGTTCCAGAGCGTCCGTACGGTGCATCCGATGTCGTGAACGCTGAACACCTCATAGATAGCGGACAGGCTGCTGAAATAGAAGTCGCTTTTCTTGTACTTAGGGTCATGGAGGTGCAGGTGGTACACATGTCCCTTGGGTTTCTTGTCCTCGTTCA